TGGAATCTCTGGTCGAGTCGCACCCGCAGAAAGACTACATCCTCAAATCGTCCGGCAACAGCGGCGGTGGTTCTCACCAGTCGCAGCATCAGGCCGGGCAGAAAACCATGAAACGCGCTGCTTTTGACGCCCTGCCACCAGCTGAACAACAGGCTGCGATTGGCGGCGGCACGAGCATCGTTGATTAATCGAAAGGAAAAATAAATGTCCAACACTTTGACTGGCCTGATCCCGACCATCTACACGGCACTGAACCGCGTATCCCGTGAGCAGGTGGGCTTTATCCCGGCGGTGGCCCGTAACGCTAAAGCCGATGCCGCGGCCAAAGACCAAACCGTGACCGCACCGGTAGCACCAAAAACCACCACCGTTGATATCACTCCGGCGGCAACCGCGCCAAACGACGGTGATCAGAACATTGGTACCGTGGACGTGAAAATCACCAAATCCAAAATGGCCCCGGTCAAATGGAATGGTGAAGAGCAGCTTGCCATCGGACCATCAGGCACTTATGACGTTGTCCTGGCTGACCAGTTTTCTCAGGCGTTCCGCGCACTGAGCAACGAAATGGATGCTGACCTGGCATCGCTGGCTTATAAGTCTTCCCGCGCTGTTGGTGCTCCAAAAGATACACCGTTCAGTGTCAAAGACGACCTGTCTGATGCGGCGAACGCTCGGCAGGTGCTGACTGATAACGGCGCACCAACCACTGACCTGCGCATGGTACTGGGCGGCGAAGCGATGGCGTCAATCCGTGGTAAACAGTCCGTACTGTTCAAAGCGAACGAAGCCGGTACCGATCAGCTGCTGCGTGAAGGCATCATTGGTCGTGTGATGGGCTTTAACCTGCACGAATCCGCCAACATCAAGCGCACCGCGAAAAGCACGGCGGCGGGCTATAAGGTCAATGGCGAGAAGAAAGAGGGCGACATCATTATTGCTATCTCTGCTGGTACTGGTGGTATTGCTGCCGGGACCGCAGTGAAGTTCGATGGCGATGACAACCAGTACATGGTCGTAGCGGCAACCTCTTCGACTATCACCATCGGCGCACCTGGCCTGCGTCAGGATCTGGCAGATCAGGCGACTGTCACTGTGCTGAGCGAGTTCGTGCCAAACGTTGCCTTTGACCGTAACGCATTCCTGCTGGCTTGCCGTACCCCGGCCATGCCAAAAGGCGGCGATACCGCTGATGACGTGATGAACGTAACCGATCCGGTCTCTGGTATTACCTTCCAGATCGCGCTGTACCGCCAGTACCGTCAGGTACGTTACGAGGTTGGTGTGGCGTGGGGTGTGGCCTCCGTTCAGCCTGAACATTCCACCATCATCATGGGTTAACCCAGGGGGCTTCGGCCCCTTTGTTATTCAGGAGGCCCGATGGCCGGATTAACAAAAGAGCAGCGCGCGCAGCGTGAAGCGGAAAAGCTTGCAGCTCAGCAGACCGCTGATAATAACCCTGCCCAGCAGGAACAGCAGCAGGAACAGCAGCAGGAACAGCCAGGTATTGAGCTGGTGGTCATGGTGCGTGATATCCCAGAGTTCCCCGGCGGTCCGCTGCGCGCTGATGTTCACCCTGCTGAAGTGGATAACTGGCTGGCGCTGGACTGGCGTCTGGAGGAATAACCATGCTGGTTGCCGATCCCCATTCGCCGGACTTTAACAGCTACGCCAGCGTGTCCGACCTGCGGGTCTTTGCCGCCGCGCGCGGATACACCATTCCTGCCGAAGATGGCGAGTGTAGCCAGATGCTGATGCAGTCGATGGACTTTCTGGAAGGAAGGTTCTGGCGTGGTCAGCGCTACAGCGCATCTCAGCCTCTATCCTGGCCGCGCTCCGGCGTACGCTTCGATGGCGTGGACCTGCCGGATGATGCTATTCCACAGCGCCTGATTGATGCCCAATGCCGCCTGGCTATCGAGTCGCAGGAGATTGATCTCACGCCGTCGGTCTCCGGTGGCGGCGCGGTCATAGCTGAGAGCGTACAGGGGGCCGTCTCTGTGCAGTACGAGCCGGGAACGAATAAGGCCACTCCTTCATTCCCCTGGTTCTATTCCTCGCTGCGCGGGCTTGTGGTGGGCGGCAACCAGGTCCGGATCGAAAGGGGGTAGCATGGCAATCGACTATCGCCGGATGCGCGCCACGGCAACGCGGCTGCTGACGGAGAACGGCAAAGCCTACCAACTGACTCGCGGCGGAACCATCACCCGCGATCAGTACGGGAAAGAGGTTATCACCGAGCCTATTACAGCGACCGTTACCGGCGTTATCACCGAATGCTCCACGCGTGAAATCGACGGTTCACTAATTGCTACGGGCGATAAAAAATTGGCGGCCACGTTTGAAACGGAAGTGCGCATTGGCGACCTCATTGATATCGACGGCAAAAAGTGGCGCGTGGTTCAGCCGAATCCGGTTAAGCCCGCAGATGTGCTGATTTCCTATAACATCCAGCTAAGGACCTGATATGTCCAGTTCCGTAAATCAGCCGTTCCTGGCTGCCATTCAGTTATTCGTGGATAGCTCAAAGCAGGATATGGACGAGGTGGTGCGTAGGACAGGTATCAAAATACTCGGTCGGCTGGTGGAAATGTCACCGATTGGTAATCCCGATCTCTGGCAGGTGAACCAGACGGCATCGGCTTACAACACGGCGGTACGGGAGCATAACGCGGCACTGCGCCAAGACCCGGCCAATCTCACTAAAGCCGGACGCCTGAAGCACGGGCGAGCCGTCAACGACTCGATGGACATCAAAAAGCCTGAGGGTTATGTCGGTGGTCGGTTCAAGAACAACTGGTATGTGGGTTTCGACAGCCAGCCGCCTCAGTCAAACGATACACCAGATGCTTCCGGCCAGGGATCAAATTCCCGTGGCATGGCGGTGCTTGAGGTATTCAGAGTGGGCCAGGTCAGCTCGATTTACTTCACCAATAACCTGCCATATGCGGCAGCGCTGGAAAACGGTCATTCCACCCAGGCGCCGGGCGGGATAGTGGGCATTACAGCTATCGACGCGGCGCAGCTGTTCCGAGAGGCAATGAGCGAGGTACGCAATGGTCGGTGATCAGTCCATGCGAATAGCTGACCTGCTTGAGAGCCGGGTAGCCATAATCTCGGCTTCTCTCGGCTTGCCGATCGCCTGGCCGAATATCGTATTCGATCCACCGGATGCGCCATACGCCCGTGTTTATGTTTTACCTGCACAAACTGTAGGTCAGGACATAGAAGGTCTGATGCGTACCTATCAGGGGATCTTGCAGGTAAACATCATTACTCCCGCAGGCTCAGGCGTGAGCCAGGCGAGAGGGCTTGCCCAGTCGGTGGCAGATGCATTCCCTGAAGGACTGCCGCTGGTGGACGGTGATCTGACGGTTTACATCAACGGGCCGCCGCAGGTGAGACAACCCATCCAGGACCGACCAACCTCGGCGCCCAACGGTTCCAGTGGTTCCATAACCTACACCATCCCCGTCAGCATGCAGTACCGCGCTGACTACTGACCCGCCAGATGGCGGGTTTTTTATTACCTAAATTCAGGAGAGTGCTATGGCATTCGCAATCCCTAACGGCTCGCGTGTGAACGTGGCCAAGGCCTATCAAGCCCCAATCACCTTTACCGCAGCCTCTAACGCGACGGAATGCGAACTGACCGTTGCATCGGCCTCCGGCATTCTGGCTGGTGACGTAGTTCAGGTGAGTTCCGGCTGGTTAAAGCTCGATAACATGGTGCTGCGCGTAAAATCGTTGACCAGTAATAAAATCGTACTGGAAGCATTCGATACTACCGACACCACCAAATTCCCGGCAGGCACTGGCGCGGGCACGCTGCGTAAAATCGACTCATGGATCACCATGCCTCAGGTGATGACACTGTCAACTGAAGGTGGTGACCAGCAGACCATCAGCGTGCAGTTCCTGGAAGATGATAAAGCGCGAACCATCCCAACGTTTAAAAACGCGGTGGTTCAGGTTTACACCTTTGCGCATGACCCTCAACTGGCGATCTACAAACGCCTCATTGACCTGGATGACTCCAGCGACACCACCGCGGTCTGGTTCCATAACCCACGCGGCAAAGCCGATCGTTTCTACTCAGCCAAAGTATCGTTCCAGCGCGTACCGCGCACGGAAATCAACGCCGTGGAAAGTAACGAAGCGCGTATGAACTTCGAATCGGACATGCAGATTTACCCGATCGCCGATTCATCCGTGACGCCGCTGGCGTTCCTGACTGACCTGCCGTCAACCAAGTCGGTTGCTACAGGCGCTGCACTGGATCTGGCG